TCAATTTTTCTCCGGCTTCGTCGCCTCCGCAAACACGCCCAAAATCCAATTTGCTGTCGTCCGACTCATCCCCATGTTCATCAGCAAATCACGCTTCAGGTCAATCGGCTTCGCATTGTTTGCGCTCCGCTCTGTACGGAGTCCTGCCGCCAGCACGAGGGAAACAAGGGTATTCTTGCCCGTGTCCTTGCTGTCCGTCTTGTCGGTCATGTAAATTTGCCACGCCTGCGCAAATTCGGTCGGCTCCATATACCCTTCAAAGCGCCTTGCACCTTCTCCGTTAATGAGCCCCCACGCTTCAAGGAAGTTTTCGGCTGGGTCGATGATTGCGTCTTTGCCGACAAGCGCCTCCCGCTGCGCAACGTTCAAACTTGTGTCGTTCTGCACCGCCGCCCAAGTATCGGTTTTCGACCTTGTTGTGCGAGATGTGCCGCTGGCACTCTCTGAATCGGGTAGCATGTTTTTATACTCCAGTGCCTTATGAAGCGGCACACCATCTGTGACGGCGGCGTATACCTTCTCCCAATTGCTCGACTCATACGCCACGCCTTGCGCCTCCAGTGCCTCACGCTTCGCCGAATCTGTGGAGAATTGCACCACCTGCGAGAGAAGCTTCGCCTTTTCTGCATCATCTGCATTCTGATAGTGAGGGGATGCAATCATGGCTTCCATAGCGGCGTAAGTCACCTGTCCGGCTGTCCTGATATATGTGTCCCGCTGCTGTGCATTCAGCTCATAGTCCGTCTTGTTGAAGGTGATGCTGTTTGGAGCGTAAGCCCTTGGATAAACATTGTCTGCGTCTGTAATGGCTCTGATGCGCTCCAGCTCCTTTGACACGTCGGATTGCTGATAATTATTGATTGCACCCGGAAGTGCCATAGCGTTCATCGCCCGCTGGAAAAACTCCAGATTGTACATCCTGTCCTCGCCAAAGGGGGTGCTCTTGATGGGTAGCAACTGCCGCAGACCGGGGATGCCGTTCATCAGTGCATCTCGCACACCACCAAGCGGTGTGTCAGAGGAATAGGTGTCACGAACATAGGGGTCAATGGCTCTTGCAGCCTGCCGCACAGGGGCGGGGACGAATCCGCTTGCAACATTGCCCAAAAGTTCTGCCGGAATTTCGTCTATTGTCCCATACTTAATATTGTCAATTATCGAGCCAATATTCTGTATTGCAGGTAGATTTCCTGCACTTTCTATCAGCCCCTCTATGGTAGCCGATGCCTTATCGGTGAGCGTCGTTTCTTCTTCGCTGGCAAACATTGCCGCCACCGTCATAAGGCTGTCAATTGGCTGTAAGAAACTAAGGGACATGAGATTGTCGCCCGGCTGCCACGCTGTGCTCCCACCTGCGAGTCCACGTGCGGCGGCGCTAAGATTGATTTGTGCGCCAACCATACCCTCTGATGAGTTGAGTGCTCGCACATTCTTGTTGTCCTCGTCCTCTGCCATGCGGATAATTCCACCACGCCAGAGCGCAACAAACACAGCAAGCAACCCTGTACCCGTTAGCGACCGGCCAATGCTCTGCGACAATCTGCGTTGTTGCTCCGCTGTCACATTCCCATTGCGGGCTGCATCAATTGTCCGCAGCAGCTCAACCGCCGACTTTACGTAACCTGTTGGTAAGTACTCTGCTGCCCGTGTCACCAACGCACCCGGAACACCGGGGTATGTGTTCAACACAGTACCAAGCCCGAACTCATGTATTTTGTGTTTTCCTCGCCCGAATGTTCTCCCCGTGTCGCCAAAGCCAACCATGTTCATTGCATCTTGTATGGTTTTCAGTACGTCACCGACTTTTGTGCTGTCTTGGAACGTGCGGTATAATGCGTCATTTTCTGCGAACCATGCGGCCTCTTCGGCGGTGATATCACCACTCTCCACCAACTTTTGCAGCCCACGCATCACTTCGCCCCGCACGCCGCCCTTCATGAAGTCATCCGTCACATTGAGGGACACCGCTTGTATCCGCTCCCAGCGTGACATGAATCTGCCCATTGCCCCACGTATGCCTGTTCCCTTGCTGTCCATTTTGAAGGTGCGGCGAGTTGATGTTCCATATCGTGTTTGTGCGTTTGTGGTATCTACATCAAGAGCAACCTCGACAAAGGACTGTCTTGCCGCATCTAAGGCAGACTTCAATGCGTCCCCCGTAAGAACAGGGTTTTGCATCGCCACCGTCCTTCTCCCTGTGAACATACCAAGGAGCGCATCCACTGGAACTGCAGCATCATTTGCGACAGCGTCAACCATGCCGAATATCCCGCCGCCGGTAATGTTTCGCAATGATGTTCCAATGGAAGAAAGATGCGAGTTGAACATATAGGTCTTTATGCCCTGCGCCACAGTCGGCGCAATGCGGTCACTGGGGATGCTCAATACTTGAGCCTGCGCAATCTCCCGCAAATTTTCTGCCGGCAAGTCTTTCAGAATCGCCGCAGTCGTGTTCCCAAGCTCTCCTTTGATGCGTGATGTTTTTGACGGTAGATGTTGAAGGATAACGCCCGTTATCCCCGTGTTTCGCCGCTTCGCCATCTTCTCAATAAAGCCAACATAATCAGCATTGCTTCCACCTTCAAGAAAAAAGAATTCTTGTGCGTGTTCCAGCGTTTCAGCAAAAGCGTTTGCTTTCTCTGTGTTGCTTAGATTACTTTCGTTTATCTGCGCTGCTGCTTTGACGGCGAAGCCCTCTGGTGTCCTGCTATACTTTGCAAGAGCCTGCAAGCCCTGTCCGAGCTTGCTCCCGTATTCAGTGACGAGCTGCGCCCACTCCCACACCTTAGCTTTGTCTCCCGCCTGTTCGTAGTGCCGCAAGATTCCCATTCCAGCATCCACATCGACAGCGTCCCAGCCATCTTTGCGTTGAAGTGTCTGCTCTGTTTCCTCAAAAGATGTGTCGAGCAACTGCCCCGCACGTTCCAGCGTGGCGGCTTCTTCTGTGCTCAAATACTGTATATCACCGAAACGCCCATCAAGCGTGTTTGATGCAACTTTGGATGTTTTCCATTGCGCATCGAGCATCCCCGCCCTCGTCGCTCCCACCGAGTCCCCGCCCTCGGCGTGGCTCAATGGCTGATTTGTTGTACCATAATTTTCCTGCGCCGGAATAATCCCCCGCCGCCGTAAATCCTGCTCCAGAACGTTACCCGAATGGACTTGCTCCACATTTTGGGGATTGACAGAATCGGGGGATGGGCTTACAATGGAGTTGTTAGGAAGTTCAGGTTCGGTCGTCGGGGACGTACGGGTGTTGGCTGCTGTTGCAGTATTCACCGCCGAAGTAGGGCTTCCTTTTTCTTTTACATAGAGCGTTCTCCCCTCCAGCACACCCCGCCCTGTGTTGTCAAATTGCACATAGACAACATCGCCGTTTTGGAATGCTTTTTCAAAAACAATTCCATAGCGGCCACTGTTTCCATCTTCATGACCTCGGCTTATGTTGTCAGGCGCCGCTAAGACATTTTGCAGCTCGTCAAAAACCCAATCATCAACTGCCACATTCCCTTTTTGGGCTTCCATGGTGGGGTCACTATGGTTGTCTACGATGTGCTTCACTGCATCATTCGTGATTATATAATCACTTGAACCAACATTGTATCCAAGAAGATTGCTAATTTCCGCCTGCGCTTCAGCCGTCACTCTGCCTAAGTACAGCTTTTCGACTTTCTCCCCTAAATGCCCCTTTCTCCCACCAGCCCAGCGGTGGAAGAAATCCTGCACTGTTGTGTCCACTCCGGCAACAATATTTCTAAATGTTTTTCCCTCATGCTGAATTTTAGATGCTTCTTGCGCTTCATATGGTGACATTAATGCTGGCTTTATGTCAGAATTGGTGTCACTATTTGTTTCTGCGCTTGTCTGATTCGCCGCTCTTCCTGCAACATGCCCAATCAAATTTGCCCCGCCGCCCATCACGCCGCCGGATAAGGCTCCGCCCAGCGCAGACAGCGCCGTGTTGTTGATAAACACCTGCTGAAATGCCGCCTGCCTCGCCTCGGTCTCGTTCATGCCGCTTTGCAGCATAGCCTCCACGGTTTTGTTGTATTCAGACTGGTCGCCCAGCACCAGAATGTCCGCAATGTTTCCGGCAACCTCTGCAACAGCTTCTTCTGCGGCCTCAATGCCCATCTGCTGGAAAATTCCCCGCACCACATTCTTTGCACCGCCAGAATTGATAACGCCCATCAGATTGTCCAGTGGAATTTTCTCCGTTGCGGCCTCTATTATACCGAGAGCGGTAGATAACATCAAGACCTCCGTATTGGATGCCTCACCTGCTTGCAACATCTTTAGCGCTTCTCCGCCAGCCAATCCAGAACCAGCCAAAGCGAGATTGACCTTCCCGCCGCCACCCATTGCAGCCCGGAGCGCAGCTTGGCCGATAGACAGGCCTGTTCCGGCGAGGAACTGTCCTACGTTCTGGCCGAGAATCTCCCGCTCGCCGAAGAAAGGCATATCTGCCGCCGCTTCCATGACACTGCCCCGCCCTGCTGCCTCTATGCGAGCGCCTAAAAACATCGGCGAGGATATGTCTACAGGGTCGTCTCGGCCAGTCATGACATTTTCAATGTTCTGCCGCCATGTTTCTGCCGCCGCCAACGGCGTGAATGCGCCGGCGGCCACCGTCCCCAGCGCACCAAGTGCTGGATTTTCCCTCGCCGTTTCGCTCACAACGCCTTCAATGTAAGAGGCGTACCGCTCGTTTAGTTGCGTATTCAAATCCTTCATGAAGTCGTCTGCTTCCCGTCTCTCGCCTGTGCCGAGAAGATAATAAAGCTTGTTTATTTCATCCTGTGTCATGAAGTAGTGCATTGTTGCATTTGGCACATCATTGAAGGATTTCTGCTGGTAATCTGGGTCACGGGATTCCATTCTCTTTAAGGATAATTCTGCGGATGCGGCTCTACCCTCCCACGGTGCGGAAAAGTTTGCGCCGGGCAAGGCCGCCCGCTCCTGCGCAACTGTGGAAAAGTTTTCGTTTTGCTCAACGCCCTCCCACGGGCGCTCTCTCCCCTGTGACTGCCCATTCTGCCTGCCGGTCGGCAGCCCCGCAAAATCCCTCTCTGTCGTCGGCGCTCCCATCGGAGTCAGCGGAACGGTCGCCAGATTAAACGGCGCTGTCCTTTGCGTCGTGTCCGCTCGTGTGTTTTTTGCGTGCTGTGGTGCAATGATTTGCGCAGGCACAAACGGCGTGGGCTTGGGGGCGATAACGGGGTTTGGAACAAAAGGTGTAGGTTGGGACGAAGGTGTAGGTTGAGACGCTGGTGTCAGCGCCTGTGCGCCACGTATCATCTCTGCTGCTGTTACTGTGGATGCAGAAGGTGCTGGCGAACTCGGCCTTTCGGCCTGTCCACCAGTCACAAGTGTCTGCGCCCCTCGCATCATATCTTCGGCGGTTACTATTGCCATAAAAAAACTCTCCTAACCCACATAAGGAGCCAGTATTTTATGCCCTTGCTCCGTGGTTATCAATCCGCTATTCACTGCCTGTGCAACACGTTCCGCCCGTGCTTCGGTTGTGCTCATACCGGCCAGTTCCTGCCGAAGTCCAAGTTCTGCTACGACGTTGCTCGCTGCATTACCTGCGCCGGAAATAGCGTTGCCAATACCAGAGAGAAACCCGCCGCTATTGTTTTGCATAGGCGTTCCCGGCACTGCACCTCCTTGTGGTGTTTCGTCTAATTCAAGGAACATTTCCCATGTTTTGTTCCTCATTGCGTCTGTCATGCCTCTCAGACTCATAAGATAATCCCAAGCGGCTTGCTGGCTACCAAGTTGCAGCATTGCTGAAAGAGCACCGTCTGTTGTGCTTCCCCCGCCACCTCCTCCGCCGCCGCTGCTGCTTACACTCGGCAGCAGCGATTGATTATAGGCTGCCAAATACTGGTCGGTCGGGTTAACCCCCATGCCCTGCAAGCCGGAGAAATCCCCTACATTTGCACCCATTTGCGCCAGCCACTGCTGGTAATCCCTGTCCGCTTGGCTCTGCTGGAAATTCTGATTATATGCCGTATCAGAGCGGTTCGCAGCGTAATTCTGGTCATACTGCCGCACGCCTTCGTCAAATGCCTGCTGGTCGCTGTACACGCCGTAGTTAAAGTTCGCCGCCTGCAAATCAATGCCAAACTGATTCATTGCTTGACTCATCAAAGCGTTGTCATAGCGCTGCCACTCGCTCAAAAGATTCTGCGCCAGCTGGTAGTTGCCCGTCGCCCTTGCGTTCTCGATGGCAAACTGATACTCATTTTCCAGCGTTCTGCGCTGAAGCTGGATTTCCGAAATCGCCTCTGCTTCAGACTCGTTCAGCGTCGTCATATCCCGCTGCAAAACACTGTTTTGTGCAAGCGCAGCCTGTCCACTTGCTCCCGTGTTTAGGCCTCGAGCAGCAAACGCCTCGTTCATCGCTCTGGTGTTCTGTGCATTGGTCGCCGCCGTCTGGTTGCGGGCGTTCTGGAAGGTCGGCGCAATCTGCGCCTCTGCCCTGTCCAGATTGACCACGCTGTTGTCATAAGCATTGCGCAGTCCCGCCAATTGCTGCTGCTGATAGGCGGCGTTCATGTCTCGGATGGCCTGTTCATAAGAGTTTGGAGCGGGCAAGGTCGGACTAGCTATACCGTGTGTCACATGCGGTGCAGCGTTGCTATGCCCTAAGTAGTCAGAGCCATCCTGCCCGCCGGAATACCCATAACCTGCACGGATAGCCTCCGCCTGCCTGTGATACTCTGCCGCCGCCGCTGTGTCGCCCGCCGCCGTTGCTGCGTGCCACTGGTTCGACAGGCTTTGCAGCTGCGCCGTGTCCTGTGCGCTCTGCTGTCTCACCGTGGCATCGTTATGTGTGCCCAGCGGCGTGTAGCTGCTCGGCGTTGAGGTCACAGTATTTTGGGCGTTGATCGTCGGAACGCTTGCACTTTGCGTATTCGAAACAGAGCTTGCAGGCGTTGCGGCACTCTGCTTGTTGTTTGTGGCGGTGCTTTGGCTGTTCGATGCAGCGTTTTTCGCCGCATTCCCTGCCACCGTTTTTAATCCGCCAAGAATGAGGTCTGTTACGCTTGCCATGGACTCAACTCCTTTACTCTCCTGTCAGCTGCTTCCACACTTGATTACTGCCGGTGCCTGCCAGACCCGACACAATTCCGACGGCCACAGCCGTAATTGCATCCGTTGCGGGGAATCCCGCCACGCCCGTCACGAACGCCACAACGCCCAGCATGCCGCCGACTGTTCCGCTCACAATGGGAAGCCACTTGTTTTTAACAGGGCTTTTCTTGACGGCCTGCGTCACCAGAACACAAATAACCGTGATTGCGAATACGTTTCCAACTGCTAAATAATCCATATTTACCCTACCTTTCGTCTTTCCCGTCCATTGCATCAATGCGGTGGTGCGCCTGCTTCGCCGAAGCTTCCACCTTCACCATCCGCTCCGCCATGTCCAAATACTTTTCGTCCTGTGCCTCCTGCTTGCGCTTGATGTCGTCAATGCCGGACTTCACATAGCCAAGCTCCGTTAAAACAACGGCTTCCCCGCTTGCCTTTTCCCGCAGCTCCTTGTCACGGGTGCGCTGCGTGTTTGCCAGACCAACCACCACGCCGATGAGAGAACAGGCAATACCAATCACGACGGTGAGTTCAACTGTCATCCGCTCACCTATCCTTCCAGCCTGTCCAGCACAACCAGTGTCCGCATAAAGTCAAAAGACAAATTCAAATGCCCCTCTGCGTCTCCCTGCAATGCGCCCCTGCCAATCATTCGCTGAATGGCGGGTCTCGCCCATTCGGGCATGTCCTCCAAGTCCTTATAGACAGGCAGGCGCTCATCCATCAATTTCAGAACATCTTCTCTTGTCATCTCAATTTCTTCCTCCTTGTATAATGGCATGGTGGGCGGGTACTTCTTCGCCCGAATCATGGCGCTGGTAAACTTCCCGCCTTGACTCCACTGGAAATGCGGACGGTCGGGGAAGCTCTTCCAGTCGCCGCCCCACTCGAATCCCATCATCTTGCCGATAGCGCCACAGCGCTTGAAGAAGGCCGTGTCGCTGTACTCCTGCCCTTTCACATTCTTGCAAATATCAAAGGCAAGCCCTGCGTGGTCGGCGTGGAAGCTTGGGTACGGCGTTGCTGCTGTTTTATTCTGGTAGCATTGCCTCTGGTACGCCTCATCCCGCACTGTGCCGGTGATTAAGACAGGCAATCCCTCGGCTTTGCATAGCTCAATGAAGGCACGGCAGTTTGCGGCCACGTCGGCACGCAGCAAATTGATATCTCTGCTGTTAATCATCTCCGCAACCTCCCTAGAGCAACGTATAATGCGGCTTTTCTTCCTTGAACAGCCAATACCGCACCCAATCATCCAGCACGATTGCCACCACAGACAACGGCACCCATGCAAGGGTAAAACCAAGACAAATCTGCCCCAGCAGGTTAAATGGCAAATGACTGTAATCCCAGACCGCAAGCCCCAAGCCGATGTTCAGGACAAGCCCTGCGAAAAACTCGGCGGCGGTAATCACCGCTGCGCCGACGAGGGCCTGCCGGGCCAGCGACATTTCCCAGGGCAGATACTCATTCAGCCCGCCCAACAGCAAAAACAGGCACCCACCTAACACCGGCATTGTCCAGTGCACTGGCAAGGTGTTAACCAGACTGCGCCACCCAAATTCCACGCCCCAGTAGACCGCTGCGCCGACCGCAAACAGTGTCAACGCCTTATATATTCTGCGCAAATTGTAGTACCTCCTGCATGTTTTTTGCTAAGTTTTCCGGCAAATTTACGCCGTATCGGATAGCTTCCAACTCGGCTGCCGTTTCCGCTGCCCGAATCCACACATTAAGGTGGTTGGCATAGGTCGTGTGATACAGCTTATGGGCGGTTACAGCTGCACCGATGGCCGCAATGTCTGCCGCAGGGTATAACCTGCACAGCTGACCGTCGGCGTGGTAGGGATAGCCCAGCGCACCCTGTGCCACGGCCGTAAAGGCCGCAGATAGGTTGATTTGGTCGGCTTCTGTTAAGCTAAACTGTTCCGTGCTTCCACTGGGTAAATCAACCTCGCAGCCGGACGTGATGGCAGCATTTGCGGCGGTAGAAATCTCGGCCAGCTTGGCACTGCGCAGAGTTTCAACGTCCGGTGGCAACGCCTCCGGCTTGCGCCATGTTTCCCCGTTGTAATCATCTCCGATGCCGTAGCCATCCGGCAGTTCTGCGACAGCGTCAGCACCCGGCCACACATCTGCGGCCAGAAACGCCTTTGCGGTTTTCAAGTCGTGGAAAACTGCTGCTGCAATGCAGGTTGTGTTTTTAATAATTCCGATGTTCATTTTTTCACTACCCCCTTATGCGTAAATTAGAACGATGCCGCTGCCGCCGTTACCGCCAACTCCGGTGGCAGTGTTCGTTGACCCACCGCCACCACCGCCGCCACCAGTGTTCGTAGTTCCATTTCTTCCAGCGTTGTTTCCACCGCCATTACTTCCGCCGCCGCCTTGTCCGCCGCCGCCTTCGCCGCCAAGTCCGGCGGCAATATTAGTAGCATATGCCCCGCCGCCACCACCGCCGCCATAGGCTGTATTGTTATACGGATTGACCGGGCAATACAATGTTGCGCCAGCACCTTTCCCGGCTCGCAGATCGTTTCCCACGCCGCCGCCATTGTTACCACGTGCCCCGCCTGCGGTTGTCGCTTCGCCGCCGCCAGACCCTCCAGCACCGCCTGCGGCGCTATTTGTAGCGCCGCCGCCGGAAGCCTGCCGATTGAACGCAAGCGTTTCGCCGCCGGGTTTTGCGTTGTTTGCGGTGGCAGTTCCTGTTGCGCCTGCGCCGCCTGCGCCAATGGTGATTGGGTATGTTGTATTTATCATGGGAACATTTGCAACCAAGACACAGTGGCCGCCGCCGCCACCGCCGCCAGCGTTCCCCGCACTTGCAAACCATCCACCGCCGCCACCGCCAACAAGATACGCATCAATTTCCTTCCCCCGCAAACCGTAGTCCGCAGGGTAAAATGTGCCGGATGCGGTAAAGGTGGCGACGAGCCGTTTGCCGTTTGGTTTTCCGCTTAGCAACACCCACTGTGCGCCGTTGTATACCCAATCGGTAGTTTCGGCTGCTAGAAAATCGTTGCGGGCGATGTGGCTTTGCGTTTTTGCACTGTACATGGGCGCTGCGCCCGTGCCATTGACGTTTAACGTAGGGGTTGCTGCCGTGTTGTCGTTGGTAAAACGGATTGACACCGTTGCGCCTGTGAAAAGCTTAAACCCTGCCACGGTTGCCACCTTTGCAACCGTCCCCGCCGCCGTGGTGCAGGTGCCGAAGCGGGGCGTTAGGGCGGTGATTGCATCGGCGGGGCTATCAGCAGCACCCAGCCCTAAGTCGGTTCTGTTACCTGCGGATAGGGATTGCGGTTTGGTGTATACATCATCCACGACGCTGTCAATCGCAGCAAAGATATCCGTTTCCCTTCTGGTCGGGTCGTAGATAGCCTTTGCCATGTCAGCCGCACCGACGGCAATAACAACCTCATCTGCGTAGTCTTTCGCCGCCGCTAAGCCGTCCTCAACCGCAGCCGCCACGTCGGGGATTAACCTCTCGTTGATATATCCCTTGATATGGTTTCCCGCTTCGTCAAATTTCGCTTTCAATTCGTCGGCTGTCAAGCCGTCGTCATCATTCGGCTCGTCTGAAAGTGCTTGAATAATATCTAAATCTTCATTAAATGGCGTAATAGGCATTTATTTTATCCTCCTCGCTGAACCTTACCGCCGAAGCGGATTTGTATATCTGTGCTCAATATCGTCGCTGTTGATGCCGTGTCCCTTGACTTGAACACCAGCTTGTAAAATTCAAATCTCCGCACACGGATATGTCGCCGATTGGACTGCGGCTTTCGGTTTGTTCCAAAGCTCCATCTTGCGAAGTTCGCCTGCGAAAACGTAGCCAAGCCCAATGCAATCACCCGTTCGACGTAGCGTGAACGATTGTTCGTCTGTGCCGTCACAGTCACTCTCGCATGGCTCTCCGGCTTCATCGTAACCCACAAGTCCGTGGTGGTCTTGTCCAGATACCCTGCGCCGAAGTCCATTGAACCGCTCTCCCAATAGGCATCTATCGCCTCGCCGTTGTCGTCACGGTATAAGCGGGAAAGATGCATAATCTCCCCGCTCTCTGTGCCGAAATAAATCTCGTTGTCATGCACGCTCATAGCGACTGCCGGGAAGTTCGTGTAGCGATACCATGTGTCATTTTCGTAATTATGAACAAGCGCCTTGCCGTCGGACACAATGTAATACTCTCTTTGCTCTTCGTGGTCAAAACATATTGCATCCCGCAATTGCATGTTGGATAGGCTCGCCTCCACCCTGTCGGAAATGCGCTTGTTGTTGCGCTCATCTCGCACCGCTCCGCTCGCTAATCCCCACTCGTACACAGACCGCCCGTAGATTGACAAAGGGTCATTTTGCACAAGGCGCACCTGCCCCATAGCAATGTTGCCGATTTCACGGTTCACTGTCGAGGTGAAGAACCCCGCCGTCACCGTTCCGTCCGGTAACGGCAACGTCGAGTAGTGCGTGGAAAAAACGCCGTCCGTCTTAAATGTCAGCAACCTGTCGTAGTGGCGCAGCATGCCTGTTATGGGCGTATTGGCGCTATCAACATGCATCACGTTCAAGTCTGGAAAATATTCCGCAGAACCAAGCCCCAGCTCGTCCAAGTCGCTGTATATAGCCTCGCTCGTGCCATCCCCGTATAGAAACACCCTCGTGTCATTTGCTCCGTTGTAGAGCTCATAAAACCGCTTTCCCGTCACGCTTTCACGGTCACCGTTGCCCTTGCGCCATGTGATAACCAGCGTGTTCACGCCCTGCGGACGAGCGGGTGTAACCGTCACAATGCCGGTGGCGAGATTCACCGTGTAGGAAACCGCAGCGCCCAAATCCGTCTCCACGCTGATAATCTCGTTAATCGCCGTCTCTGCCAGCTGAAACGTCGTTGCAGAGCCATTCGGGGAAAATTTCTGCCGCTTCTTCCCTGTCAGCTTATTCACCGGCTCCAGCAAAGCGCCGCCGCCCGCCGGAGGTGTGGAAATTGCCACGATGGGAATGTAGCCCTCCACGGGCGCAATCTGCCCTGTCCCATCCCACGCATAAAATTCATGGCCGTTGAGGATGTAAACCTTCTTGGAAAAGCCGAAAAACTGTGTCCCGTCGTCGACCAGCTCGCCCAAGTCCTCTTTCTCCCAATTCACAGGGTCGATTTTCCAGATATGACCGTCACAGGCGGCTAAATTCACCTCTTGCCCGTCCACATATCCCGTCCACATGCCACGAATCGGACTGTCTCCCAGCTTTATCATCGGACGATAGCCGGGTCGCAGCTGTAAATGATTATCCCTTGTCACTCGAAAGTTTCGCATTTCCGGCGATTCTCCGATTTCAAGGTGGGTGTCTCCGTCGGGGTTTTCATTTAAGCCAAGCCATTTATCCAATCGCAGCATTTTATCGCCGTAAGTTTTGGTAATTCTCGCCATGTTTCACCAACTCCCGAATTGTCCCATTTCCACGCCGCCGTAAGGGACATCAATATCTTCGATATAGGCCGGTGCCAGCATTTTGTATGCCGCCAGCATTTCTTCATACCGCTGTTGAAAGTAATTCGCCTTGTCCGGATTCTCGTCCACAAAAAGCTTGGCTGCGAGTCCGTAAGGTAGAATGCCTTTACACATGCCATCGTCCAACTCAATGGATGTTTCAAAATCGACAAGCTCGATAAACACGGGTCTGCCCTCTGTCCGGTCGCTGATATAGCGGTCAGACCATAAAAAGCACTCCACGCCGATGATGTTGAGAATCGGCAGCGTGCGGTTGCGAAAGTCCTTCACTTCGCTTTCCACAATCAGACCTGTTCGGTCGCTCGCCTCGTCCATCAGCTGTATCGCCCTTTGAAAAATCCATTCAGCATTTGTCAT